TGGCGGCGTCGCTTCTTTTCAGCAACGCCCCCGTGCGTGTGAAGAACGCCGCCCGCCTTTCCCTTTTCAACCTGGCCCGATAGGAGAAGATCATGGCCGTCAACAACGATCCGGTGTTCGGAAAAACCCCCAAGATGGCGCACGCTGCGTCCGCAGCCGCCAACGCCAACGTGGACGGCACGGGGACGATCATCACCCTGCTGACCGCCGGCGCCGATGGCGCCATCGTCACCAGCCTCAAGGCCTGGGCGACGGCAACCAACGCCGGCGCGGCCCGTCTGAACGTGTTCATTTCGCAGGACGCCGGAGCTACGTGGAAACTGCATGAGAGCGCACTGATGGCGCTCTACACGGTGGCGGCGACCACGGTTCAGACGGCGGTGACGTTCGTTGACAAGGAAACGCCGGACAGCGCTATCATCCTGCCGGCCGGCGCCGTCGTCGGCGTCACGTCCATGGATACCGAGGGGGTGGTGTTCGCCGCCGAGTACCAGGATCTTTCGTGATGATCGTCACGCGCTCGCCCGCCTTGATCCCCCGTGGCCGGCCGGGGTTGTGCCGGCCGGTCCAGGTGGCGGCGCCCGGGTTGATTGTCGACCGGCCACGGCGGGCGAGCCCTGCGGCCGGCTGGGGGCCTATCCAAGCCATCGACTCCTACGACATCGCCAACCAAAACGAAGAAGAGTCGATGTACTCCGGCGGCGATATCGGCAAGGCGCAGTGCATTACCCTGGCCCAACCGACCTGGATAACCGGGGTCGCGTGGGATTTGAGAAAGCAGGGCAGCCCGACCGGCACGATTTACGCCAATCTGTACGCCGTCAGCGGGACGGTCGGCTCGACCGCCGTGCCGACTGGATCGGCCCTGGCCACGGCCGCGCTCGACGTGTCGACGCTGGACGTCGGGTTTGCCTTGGTCTGGTTCGCCTTTGCTTACAAGGCGCCGGCCGGCGGCATCGCGCTAAACGTCGAATACAGCGGCGGCGACATCTCGAACCGGCCGTTTGTCGGCATCGACACCACGTCGCCGGCGCACGGCGGCAATTACGCGGCCAACGGCGGCGCCTGGGCGGCCGCCGCCGCCGTCGACGCCATTTTTTCCGTAATCGGCCGGCCGGCGATATAGGAGGCAAAAATGCTACACTGGCTCACCCTCGACGCTTCCGGCGCCATCGCGTCGGCCTCCCCGACGCCCACGCGCCGCGCCACCGAAATCCGCGACGACAGCGACCCCGAGTTGGCCGCCTTCCTGGCGCCGTCGCCGGAAACCCCCGCCCAGGTCCAAGCCCGCATGTCCGCAGCCATCCAGGCCCGCCTCGACGCCTTCGCCCGCGAGCGACTGTATGATGGCATCCTGTCGCTCTGTACCTACGCGGCTTCCACCGATGCCGCGTTCGCCGCTGAAGGGCAGCGCGGCGTCGATCTGCGCGACGCCACTTGGCGGGCCGCCTGGGCTATCTTGGCCGATGTGCTCGCAGGCGCCCGCGCGGTGCCGACGCTCGAACAGCTTTTTTCCGAACTGCCGGCTTTGGAGTGGGACCAATGATCCTTACGCTGTCCATCGTTTTTTTCATCGTCGGCGCTTTGTGGCGGCGTTGGATGGGTGGTTGGCTCGGCGGGGAGCGGTGGGTTCGCTTCGCCGTTCTGCCCCTTTTGGTGTGGCCCTTCTGGCTGGTGTGGTCGGCGCTTCCCGCGCTGCTCGCGTCGGCTGTGTGCGGGCTGTTCTTCGCGATGGCTCACGAATTCGAGGGGTGGGGCGCGGTTAAGAGGTACGTGCCGTTTGGCCTCGGGTATCCCCTGGCCTTCCGCTTTTGGCGATCGAGTTGGAACTGGCCGCCTTTTGTCGACGGCGGCACCGCGATCGGCGAGCTGTTTTTGGTGGGCACGTTCTGGGCGTGTGTTCCGCTGGTCTTGTGGGGGTGGGTATGATGGAGCGGGCATTGGACCACAGCGCGATAGCCGCGGCGGCGACGGCCAGCATCGTCCCCTGGCTGGGCATCATCAACGGCGTGTTGTCGGCTTTGTTGGCTGCCAGCACTCTCGCCTTCCTACTGTGGCGGTGGCGCCGGCAAGTCCTGCTTGATCGGGCGGAGCGGAATGGCGCGTCGAAGTAGGCAAGCGGACGCGCAGTCGCTCGGTGACTCCGAGCGGCAGATTCGCCTGCTGGAGCGGGCGAAGAAGATTCAGCTTGCGCGGACCAATTTGATCGACTTCGCCGAATTCATGATGCCCGATCCCGAGGATATGGACGACGCGACTCGCTCGCTTTATCGGGCGCAGCCATACCATATGTTGCTGGCCGAGGGGTTGGAGAGGGTCGACCGGGGCGAGTGCCTGCGGCTCGGCATGTCGCTGCCTCCGCAGCACGGCAAGACGCGGTTAGCCTCGGTCAACTTCGCGGCGTGGTACGCCGGCCGGCACTCGCGGCGCAACACCATTTTCGCGGCGTACAACGAGACGTATGCCAGCAAGATCGGCGGGCTGGTGCGGGGCGTCATGCAGTCGCCGCAGTATGCTGCCGTCTTTCCGCACGTTACGCTGGATAAGGGTTCGCGCGCCAAGGACGCGCTCGAGACCTGCGAAGGCGGCCAGCTCAACTTCGTTGGCCGGGGCGGGTCCGGCACGGGATTGCCGGCCGATCTCGTCGTGATCGACGACCCGATCAAGGGCGACAGCGAGGCGAATAGCCCGACGATTATCGAGTCGCTGCACGACTGGTATTCCTCGACGATCTATTCGCGTGTCCGTGCCACAACGGCGATCGTCATCATTCACACCCGCTGGGTTGAGGACGACTTGCTGGGGCGCATGTGTGACCCCGATCACCCCTGGCGGCAGACCGACGACGGCAAGGAAGAGGCGGCGCGCTGGGACTATATCAACATTCCGGCGGTACTCTTCGACGGGCCGATCGCCCAGGCGCTGAACAAAAATCTGGAGATCCCGACCGATCCGCAGGTGGTATCGGCGTTTGGAAAGAAGCCGATGGCGGCGTTGTGGCCGGAGGAATTCAACCTGCGCCATTTGGCGTCGGCCAAGAAGCTTGACAAGAACAATTTCGAGGCGCTGTACCAGGGGCACCCGAACCCCGAGGACGGCGACTATTTCAAGGCGGAAGGGATTGTCGAGTACCAGGCGCAGGACTTGCCCCGGAATCTGCGCATCTACGGGGCGTCGGATCACGCCATCACCGAGAAAAAGAAGAACGACCCCAACGTCATCGGCTGCGTCGGCGTCGATGAGAAGGATCACGTTTGGATCTTCCCTGATTTAGTGTGGGAGCGTATGGAGACCGATCGGATCGTCGAGGAATTGATCGCGATGATGCGCAATCGTCGGCCGCTGCTATGGTGGATGGAAAGCGAAAACATCTCCAAATCGTTTGGCCCGTTCCTCTACAAACGGATGATGGAAGAGAAGGTCTACTGCGCGATCGACGCGCAGACGCCGTCGGCCGACAAACGGGCGCGTGCCCGGGCGATTCAGGGCCGCATGTCGATGAAAATGGTCCACTTCCCCGCGTTTGCGCCGTGGTGGCCGCGGGCGCGGGCGGAACTGCTGAAGTTCCCCCGGGCGACGCATGATGATTTTGTCGACTGGCTGGCGTGGATCGGCCGCGGGCTGATGGCGGAGGTGGCGGCGGACGCGGCGCCGCAGTGCGAGGAGAAGGTGATTAAGGTCGGTTCGATTTCGTGGATCAAGGCGGCATCGGCGCGTGAAGAGCGTCAGAGGAAGATGCGCAAGGCGACAGCGGGGTTCTGACATGGACGAGCAGATGGAAATGCGGCAGAGCGAACCTTCGGGCGATCGTCAGATGCCGGAAGTCGATCCCGCGCGCAAGGCGCTGGTGACGCAGTGGTTGACCAAGGTGCGCGCCGCCGAGAAGTATTGGGAGAAGGACTTCAAGGCGATGCGCCGGGACATGGACCTGGCGCGATTGGGCGCGGATGGTGATTGGGTGGGCGCAGACAATTATGTGGCCAACCTGATCCAGCGGCACGTCAACCAGAAGGTCGCAGCGCTCTACGCGCGTAACCCGCGGGCGCGAGCCAAGCGGCGGGAGCGACTGGAATTCGCGGTGTGGGATGGCGACCCGCAGAGCGCGATGGCGGCGCAGCAGGCGGTGGCCGCCCAGGCGCAGGCCACAAGGGCGGGCGACCCGATGGCGCCGCTGCTGGCGGACCCGCAGTCGCAGGCGATTTTGCAGGACATCGCCGAGGCGCAGGCGCGCATCCGCATGTTGGATCGCATGGGGAAAACGCTGGAGATCCTGTTTCACTACTACCTCGATGAGCAGGAGCCCCGCTTCAAGAAGCTGGCGAAGATGATGGTGCGCCGGGCCATTGTGACCGGCATCGCCTACTTGAAGTTGGGGTTCCAGCGCATCTTGGAGCCGCAGCCGGACATCTCGGCGCGCATCAACGATGTGACCGAGCAGATCTCGGTGGCCGAGCGGATGATGGCGGACGCAGCCGACGGTGTCGACGTCGACCCGGATTCGCCGAACGTCGAGGAACTGCGTTTGCTGCTGGCTGACTTGCAGTCGAAAGAAAGCATCGTCGTGCGCGAGGGGCCGGTGACGCTGTTCCCCGAGTCGACGGCGATCATTCCCGACCCCAAGTGCAAGCAGTTGGATGGTTTCATCGGCGCCGATTGGGTGGCCGAGAAGTTTATCAAAACGCCCGACGAGGTGAAGGAGATTTACAAGGTCGATCTCGGTAAGAACTATCGGGAGCACACGGCCGACACGTTGACCAAGTTCGAAAAGTTCTACGAGAGCGACGAGCCGTCGGCGAAGGACGCGCACAAGGGTCTTTGCGTCGTCTATGAGATTCACCACAAGAAAAATCGCCAGGTGCTCACCGTCGCCGAAGGCTACCCCGACTTCCTGCGCGAACCGGCGGCGCCGCGGCCGATGTTGGAGCGCTTCTGGCCGTATTTGACCCTGACGTTCAACGACATCGCTCACGAGTGCGAACTGTTCCCAAATTCCGACGTGCGCATGCTTTATCCCATGCAGCAGGAGTACAATCGGTCGCGGCAGGGCTTGCGCGAACAGCGCCAGGCCAACCGGCCGAAGTACGTCACGGCGGCGTCGGCCGGCCTGGATCAGTCCGACAAGGATCAGCTCAAGTCACATCCGAACAGTGCCCTGCTGGAAATCAAGGCCCTGCAGCCGAACCAGAAGGTCGGCGACCTGATCCAGCGCTTTCCTACGGTGCCGATCGACCCGGCGCTTTACGACACCACGCCGATCTTTGAGGACGTGTTGCGCACGGTCGGCTCGCAGGAAGCCAATTTCGGGCCGAACAGCGGAGGCACGGCGACGGAAAGCTCAATCGCCGAGTCCTCGCGCATGTCCGTGCAGTCTTCGGACGTCGACAGCCTGGATGACCTGCTGACTGATTACGCGCGGTCGCAGAGCCAGATGATGCTCTCGGAACTGCCCAAGGAGAGCGTTGTCGAAATCGTTGGGCCCGGCGCTGTGTGGCCGGAGGTATCGCCGGAACAGAACGCCAAGGAGATTTGGCTCGAGGTTAAAGCCGGGTCGTCTGGGCGGCCGAATCGGGCGGCGGAGCTGGCTAACCTGGAGCGGGCGGCGCCGACCGTGCTGCAGGTGCCGGGCATCTCGCCGGTGTGGTTCGCCCGGCAGGTGCTCGAGCGGCTGGACGACAGCATCGATGTTTCCGAGGCGATCGTGGAGGGGCTGCCGTCGATCGTCGCCATGAACCAGATGGCGCGGTCGGCCGCTGGCGGGGCGGCGCAGATGGCTACCGGTGACCCGGCGACGGATCCGGCGCAGCAAGGTGGCGCGGGTGGTAAGGTGGCCGACGACCAGGCGAACCGGAACGAGCCGGGGGGTCAGCCCGCATTTCCTGCTTGATTGTTTTGTAGAAAAATGAGAAAGTGCGCTTACTACATGTTCAACAAGACCAGCGTCGAGAAGCGCGGGATTCTTTAATGGAGACGAAATGCCGAATTCGTCAGCGGTAGAGAAGGATCCCGTCGGCCAGGGCAACCCGGTCGACGGGAAAAACGTGGACGGAAAAGAAAAGACTGCCGCGGATCCGTCCCCCGCGGATGGCAAGGGCGAAAAGACGACCGCCGAGGTGCTGGACGAAGTTTTAGCCGCCAGCAAGCCCGGCGCGGAGCAGGCGCCCGACTCCGAGACAGGTCAGGAAGGCCCCGACGGGACCGATAAGGCGGCCATCGACGACAAGTCGAAGGGCGCCGAGGAGGAACTGCCGGACGAAGTCACCGAAGACGAACTGAAGGCGCAAAAGCCGAAGACGCAAAAGCGGATGCGGCAACTGCTCGCCCAGCGGGACGAATACCGTGAGATCGGTACGCCCGAGGAGGTCAAGCAGTTCAAACATTCGCACGAGCAGTTCACGCGGATCACCGCGTATATCGAGGAAGCGGGCCTCGTCTCGGAAGAGGTGAGCACCGGTTTCGAGATCATGCGGCTGATGAAGCAGGAACCGCTCAAGGCGAGGGAAGCGCTGCGGCCGTACATGGCTCGGCTCGAACAGATCGCCGGCGAGGTTTTGGCACCGGAACTGGCTGAGCGAGTCAAGCAGGGGGCGATCGCGGAAGAGGACGCCCGGCAGCTGCAACGGTCGCAGTCGAGGGAAGCGCTTGCGCAGGCAGCGGCGAAGCGAGCGGCGGACAAGGCCGAGAGCATTCAGCAGCAGACGCAGACGCGGACGAACACGCTGGAGGTTCAGCAGTCTGTCTCCTTGTGGGAGCAGAAGTGGCGGGCAGCCGACCCTGACTATAAGGCCAAGCAGCCGCGAGTACAGAAGGAAATCAAGCTCGCTGTTCTTGAGCTGGGGCATGTGCCTTCCGCCAAGGAAGCCGTCGCCATCGCCCAAAAGGCGCTCGACGAAGTCAACGCGGAGTTCAAGGCTCTTCGGCCCAGCAAAAAGGACGCGATCGATCCTCCGGTCTCCGGCGGCGCGGCGCCAGACGCGCAGCCCGTGCCGAAGACGACCCTGGACGTCGTGAACCAGGCGCTTCGGGCATCGGCCGCGCGGTGATCCAACCATCCGCGTAGAGGACAACCATCATGCCTTTTACCGCTCTCGAACTCGAAAACATCGCCAACGCGGTGATCGATTTTCACATGGACCAGGGCAAAATCTGGTCGCAGACCATTCAGGACAAGCCTCTTCTGAAGGCTATGGAGTCGGCCAAGAAGACCTTCCCCGGCGGCAAGGAGAACATCACCGTCCGGGTGAAGGGCACGTACACCACGGACATCGAAGGGTACTCCGAGGATGACGAGGTGTCCTACGGCAACCCGGCCAACATCAAAACCGCGAGTTTCCCGTGGAAGGAGTGGCATTCCGGTATCAAGGTCACCATGACCGAGCTGAAGAAGGACGGCATCTCCGTCAACGACAGCACGACCGGCAAGAACACGTCCGAGCACAGCGGGCGCGAGAAGACCGCCCTGGCGAATCTCCTCGAAGACAAGGTCGAGGACATGGCCGAAGGCACCGCCCGTGGCGAGAACCTGATGTACTGGCGCGACGGCACCCTGGATTCCAAACTGGCCCCCGGCGTGCGGTCGTTCATCCTGGACAACCCCGCTTCGGCCACGGTGGTCGCCGGCATTGACCAGTCGACCAACACCTGGTGGCGGAACCGCTCCAACGTGAACCTGGCGGCGGCCCTGCTGACCGGCGGCGCGATCAACGTGGCCACGCCGGCCAATCAGTTGCTCGTCACGGCGCTGCAGCGCGAGATGCGTCAGCTTCGCCGGTATGGCGCCCCCAAACACCTCGCCCTGGCGGGTTCCGACTTTCTGGACGCCTTCGAGCAGGAGCTTCGCGCGAAAGGCAACTACACCCTGGACGGTTGGTCGAAGAGCGGCCGGATCGACGCCAGCGTGGCCGATCTCGCCTTCAAGGGCGTCAATCTGGAGTACGACCCGACTCTCGACGATGAGGGGCTGTCGAAGTACCTCTTCCTCCTCGACACCAAGCACATCTTTCCGATGATGATGGAGGGTGAGGACAAGAAGCGGCACGCGCCGGCCCGGCCCGAGAACCAGTACGTCATCCATCGCGCGGTGACGTCGACCGGCGGTCTCGTCTGCCGGAAGCGCAACAGCTCGGGCGTGTACTGGATTTCGTAGTCCAGGCGTCGGAAACAGAGAATAAGGAATTTTGTCATGTCTTTCGATGTTGTGACCACTTCCCTCGCCTCCGCCGTCGCGTCGGCCGGGACCATCACGCTCGCCTACCCCACCGGCCGCAGCGCCGGCGACTACACCGGGGCGCACGCGCACAAGATGTATGCGATGGGTGCCAACTTCGCGGCCCCCAACGACTTCACCGTGGCTTTCGGCGCCACGATCGTCGTGACCTACAACGGTTCAACGACCATTCCCGCCGGAACCACGGTTCGCTTCCAGTTCGATCAACTCGGCAGCGATGACGGCGTCAACGAGGTGATCCTGCCGAACAACCTGGTTCCCGCCCGGTTGCACCTGATCGACCTGGGCGCCCCGATCACTCTCGATGCCGACGGCCTGATCAAGGCGGCCACCAGCACCGAGTTGCCCGACACTGAGACCGTGACCTACACGATCGCGACGGCCGGCACGTCGCCGCTCGACGGTGCCAGCCAGACGTGGGTGCTGGACGCCCCTCGCAATATCACCGCGACCGTCACTCACGACTCGTCCGTTGTGGCCATGACGATCAAGGTGACCGGCAAGGACGTTTTCGACGTCGAGATGTACGAGGAGCTGTCCATCGCCGCGACCGGTACGTCGCAGACGGCGGCTGGTCTCAAGGCGTTCAAAGAGGTAACGTCGGTGGCGATCACCGCCGCGGCCGATGCGGAGGCCAATACGCTGAACCTCGGATGGGGCGACGTGCTGGGCCTGCCGGTCTACGTGCCGGACGCCAGTTACGTCGTGGCCGAGATGGAAGATGGCGTGTGCCTGCCCCGCAAGCCGGGATACGTCTACATCCCGTTCCACTACGGCGCCACGCAGATCAATGCCGGGACCGGGTGGTTCATCAACTCCCCGGTGGCGGGCCGGATCGTCGAACTTCGTACGGCGGTGGAAATCGCTTTCACCACCGGCGGGGCCGTCACCGTGAACGTTGGGGCCACGCCTGTTGACGGGCTTTCCGTCACCATCGGCACCGAGGCCGCCGACGAGTTGGACTCCGATACGGCCACGGCGGGCCACGCTTCCGCCGTTGTCGCCAAGGGGGATCTCATCACGATCCTTGGCGCGTCAGGGTTTGACTCGGCGGGCGCAATCAACGGTGTGCTCGTCATCGCGGTCGATCCCGACGACCAGATGGACGGCACGTTCGTTGCCGGCGTCACCAGCAAGGCGACTGCGACCACGGGCGACGTTCGTGGCACCTACGACGCCACGACGGCCTGCGATGGTTCCACGTCGTTTGCCCTGCTGGCCATGTTGGCCGACCCGGGCAACCGCGGCGTTCCGCAGTACGCGGCCTAGCACTCAACCGGTCGGGAGGGGGTCGCCGCCCCTCCCGACCCCTTCTTCCAGGCAGAAAGGATAACGACGCATGGATTTTTATAATTGCAAAGTTCGCCTTGGCGGCAACGTGCTGAATGAGGTTCGCCTGTCTGACGTTCCAGCCCCCGAAATCCTGATTCTCAAATACATCCACGGTGGTGACGCAGTGGTGGAATTGGAGAAGAGCAAGGGCGGCCAGATCGAGCACGAGAAGGAGCGGGCCCGCCTGGAGGACAAGTATGGTCTTGTCCTGGCCAAGCGGGAACTGACCTTGAACGCGATTTTCGGGCCGCCGCACCAGGATCTCCCGATCCATGTGAACGGTGGCAAGGCGGCGGCTGACGACGGCCGGCGCAAGCGGACCCGGGCGCCGATGCCCGACGAGATCGCCGAGACCGGCGAGGAATCCGCCAGCATCCTCGGATAGTGGGAGAGTTGAATGGCCCGGGGTACGCAACTGCAATCGCTGGTTAGCCAGCTCCGGGCCGAGACTCGCGACAGCTCCAAGGTCTCGGTCGGCACCGATGCTGAGGATAATCTGAAGCAAATCCTGCGGCGCACGCAGGAAACGCTCTATGACGACCACGACTGGAAATTCCTTCAATTCTATGTCTCGAAGGACCTGGCGGCCGGGCAGCGGTACTACGACATGCCCGATGGGCTCTCCGACGCGCGTATCACCGATGTCGCTGTCGAGTGGAGCGGCGAGCCCTACCCGATCGAGCAAGGCATTGGTTTCCAGGAATACGCTGAATACGACAGTGATGGCGACGAGCGGTCGGAGCCTGCCTTGCGCTGGGACTGGCGGCGTACGAGCGAGACGGCTACGCAGATCGAGGTGTGGCCGATTCCCTCGACCAACACGCAGAAACTTTGGTTCCGGGGCATTCGTAACCTCAACCCTCTGGTGGCGAACACCGACCGGGCGACCCTTGACGACACACTGATTGTGCTTTTCTCCGCCGCCGAGATCCTGGCGTCGCGTGATGCCAAGGACGCCAAACTGAAGCTGGCCGCGGGCCAGGGGCGGTTGGCGTCGCTGCTCAAGCAAACGTCAGGGCTGCATCAGCCTTTCGCCATTGGCGGCGGGGATGCTCGGCGTTCGATGCGCGGGCACACGATCATTCGGGTGCGCTGAATGAGCTACGTCGTCGTCAAGAACTTTAAAGCGGGTCTGGACCGGCGCGGGTCGCAGGTTGGCGGCGACCCCGGCTCGTTGTGGGATGCCTGCAACGTGCTGATCAACCGCAAGGGGGAGATCGAGCGGCGCAAGAAGTTCGTTTCAACGTATACCCTGCCGGCCGACACTTTTGGCATGCATGCGACTGGCTCGACGTTGCGGGTGTTCGGTTCCGCCGCGGCGCCCGTCGTGCCCTCGGGGGTGGCCTACCAGCGTCTTCAGCACCCCGACGGATCCACGGCGATGTCCAAAGTGTTGTCGGCCGAGAACTTCGATGGCAAGCCTTACGTCGTGGCGAAATTCGCCGACAACGGGGTGTACCATTTTTATGATGGTGCGTTGGTGCCCGACTGGTACGTCGGCATTGTGCGCGCGGATATGACCAACAACGACGGTATCGCCGAGCACCTGAAGGCGCTGATCGACGCCAGCGCGGATTATAGCGCGACGCGATCGGGTGCGGTGATTACGGTGACAGGAGCCGCGAACGTCGCTTTCGATACCGAGACATCGGTCGAGAACGGCGGCGCGACGGACAACCAGGCGATTGCCACGGCGACCACGCAGACGGCGGTCGAGGATGTGATCGAAGTACGGGCGACCGGCGCAGTAACGGTGACCGCCGGAGCGTCGGCAACGGCGGCGACAGGCTCAGTAGAGCTAACGGGTGGGGCTTCGGGCAGTGTCGACAGCGTCACGGTCAACGGGGTCACGGTCACCAGTGGGGCCGTGCCATTCAACAGTTCCCTGGACCAGACAGCGACGGATTTGGCCGCTAACATCACGGCGCACACGTCGAGCCCGGAGTATACGGCCGCGGCGGTCGGCGCCGTTGTCACGATCAGCGCGGCGGCATCGGCCGGCGCGGCGCCCAACGGGTACGTCGTCGCGTCGTCGGTGACTACGATCACCAAGACGGATGTCAACATGGCGAGTGGCGCCAATAAAGGGATATCCTCCGTCAAGGCCGATGGCGTCGAGGTGTTGGGCGCGCAGGTCAACTACACGACCAGCAACTCGATTCTGGCCGCCGCCCTGGCGGCGCAGATCAACACTTACACGTCGAGCCCCGAATACTCGGCCACCGCCTCCGGGCCAACGGTGACTATTCGTGCGGCGGCAGGCACCGGCGACGGCCTAAATGGCGCGCTGGTGGCGGTGACCGCGGACAGCGGTGTCACGGCGACAACGGCCAACATGGCGGGCGGCGTGGACGCCGTGACTGGCCAGCCGCAGAAAAACACGTTTACGATCAGCGGTACATTCGAGGTGGGCGACAAGTTCAATGTTGCCCTGGGTGACGAGAGTTTCGGCTACGTCGGGAATCCGCTGGTGCGCGGTGCTCAGTTGTTGACGCACAAGGCGAAGATGTACACCGTCTCTGGCAGTCTGGCGCAGTTCTCCGGTGTCAACAACGCGGCGTCATGGAATCGCGACAGCGTCGAGTATCCGGGTGCCAACTACATCAATCTGGCCAGCCAGGACGAAGGTTCGCAGACGCTTTACGGGCTGGGGCAGTATCAAGGCAACCTTGCCTTTTTCGCGCGCAATGCGGTGCAGGTGTGGGCCATTTTCGCCGACGAGGATAGCAATACGCTACTGCAGACCCTCAAGAACACCGGCAGCCGTTCGGGTGGCACGATCCTCGGATATGGCAACGACGATCTGTTCTACTACGCCGATTCCGGGTTCCGTTCGCTGCGGGCCCGGGACAGCAGCAACGCCGCTTACGTCAACGACGTGGGCACAGCGATCGATCCGTTTGTCAAGGAGTACGCCAAGACGCTGACGGATGCGCAGATCGAGGACGCGATAGCGGTGCTGCAGCCGGATGATGATCGGTATTGGGCGGCGTTGGGCACTAACCGGGTTTTTGTGTTCAACTACTTTCCGGGCTCGAAAATCAGCGCGTGGACCTATTTTGACACAACCGACGACGTCGGGGGGCAGATTACGGCTTGGGCGCGTATCGCCGAGAAGCTGTACGCCCGCGCCGGCGACACGATTTTCCTCTACGGCGGATCTGACGGCGACACATACCCGGAGGACGATGAGGCGGTGGCGACGGTAGAGTTGCCTTTCCTCGACGCCGACCGGCCGGGGTCCGAGAAAACGGTGACAGGTGTGGGCCTGGGTTGCACCGGCCAATGGTTGGTGGCGCTCCTGGTCGAGCCGACCGACACCTCGGCGTACGTCACGATCGGTCGGTTCACGAAATCAAGTTTTAAGTCACCCGGCGGCGCGGGGGAGCACCGGACCACACACTTCGCGCCCAAGATGGTGTGCTCGCAGGCGGGCCCGGCGACGTTGAACAGTATCATCGTGTTTCACAACGAGTTGAGCGAGTAGGGATGGAACTACAAAACCCCGTCACCTACGAATCCGCCTTGTTCGTCGCGGAACGTATGCGCGAGTGGGACCACCGTGAGATCTACGCCACCCGTTGGACGGAAGACCCTCGTGTGGTGGCGATGGACTGCGCTGGCGCGGGTTCTTTTTCGTGGTGTGCGGGGCTGGAGAAGCCTATTGCGGTCATCGGCGCCGTACCGACCTGGCCGGGGGTGTGGTCGGTGTTCATGTTCGCGACCGACGATTTTCGACGGATTTCGTTTTCCCTGACAAAGTTCGTCAAGCGTGTTATGATCCCGGCATTGAGACAAACGGGCGCGCATCGCGCGGAATGCTGCTCAATTGAAGGCCATGAAATCGCCCATCGGTGGCTGGAGCTGCTTGGTGCCAAACAGGAAGGTCCGACGATCGAAGACTACGGCCGAAACCGGGAGTCTTTTCGCCGGTACGTTTGGAGATGATGATGTGCCTGCCTTCTGCAAGTGTCCCGAAAGATAATTCCGCCGAGATCGCCCGCCAGGAGGAGGCCGCCCGCCAGGCGCGCATTACCGAAGGTGAGGCTAAGATCGGCGAGGCTTTTGGTCAGTTTGATGACCCTTTCTACGCCTCCCGTGAGAAGTCGTACACGGACTACTATTTCCCGCAACTGGAGGAACAGTACAACGACGCGCGGCGAAAACTGGTGCTGTCTTTGGCGGGTTCGGGCAACCTGAACTCGGGCTCCGGCGCCGGCGAGATGGCGGACCTGACGAAGGCGTTTGAGACGCAGCGAAGCACGACGGCCGGCAGCGCGCTCGACTTCGGTAACACGACTCGCAGCAACGTCGAGGCCGCCCGCCAGGAGTTGATCGCGCAGAACCGGGCCGCCGCCGATCCATCGGCGGCCGCGTCGTCGGCCATGGCGCGTGCGGGCGTGCTTACCCCGCTGCCGGCGTTTAGTCCTCTGGGTGACATTTTCGCCAGCCTGATCAGCAGCGCGGCGATCCCCCTGGCGGCGGAGAGTAAGGGCTACCCGGGGTTCAAGACGGGGTTGTTCTCGGCGGACAGTTCCGCCGTGCGGACGGTGAAGTAAATGTGCGATCCGATGATTGCCACGGGCCTCGCGTTGAACGCGGCTGGGACGGCGTACAGCGGTCAGCAGCAGGCCAAGAATGCCAAGAGGCAGGTCGCTGCCCGCAATGACACGGCGGAGGCGGAGCGTATTCGCCAGAAAGCGCACCAGGAGGCGGCGGCCGGCGTGTTCAACAAGTCGCTCGGCGAGTATCAAGGCGCGGAGCAGGCGAAGGGCGAGCGGCAGGCGGTGGACCGTCGAATGACGGCTGTCGATAAAGCGGCTGCCGAGACCAAGTCCGTTGGCCTGCCGACGGCGGGCAGCGCGCCACAGGTGGTCCGCGCGGAAGCCGCGCGTAAGATGGCCGGCGCCTCCGCGGACGCGCGGGCCGAGGCGTCGCGCGCCGCCAAGTTGGGCGGTTTCGGGGATCTGTTTTTCAACAACAGCCAAATGCTGACAGGCAACCGGTCGAAGTTGGGCACCATCGGCGATTTTTCGGCTCGGTCGGCGGGATTGCTGCCATACGAGCAGCAGGTGGCCGCCGCCAACGCCACGAAAGCGCCGGGCATGTTTGGAGACCTTTTGAAACTGGCGGGAACGGCCGCGACGATATACGGCGCCACGGGAGGCAACTTCGGTAAAATCGCGGATATGTTCAGCGGCGGGGGTCATGCGCGGACGTTCGCGCCGGACAACGCCTCGTGGTCGACGATGCCCCACACCGGAAACATCTGGTGATTCGATGCCGACGATTGTCAACCCCTACGGCTACCAAACCCCGATCGGCTCCGCGCTTGGCCAGATGATGGACGTGTTTTTGAAAGCGCCCGGCCCCGATGAGAAAGCGCTGTCGGCGGCCAAGCTGTCGACTCTGGAAGAGAGCCGACGGAAGACGCTGCTTGAGGCGGACGCGCTGCGTCGCAAACAAAAAGCGGGTGTGGACCTGTCGAGCCTGTTTACCGGTTTGCAGGGCCTGGCGACGGCGCCGTTTGTGTTCGCCGATACCAACGAGGGCGCGGTGGAGGGGGCGCAGGCGACGGCGCTTCCGCGGCGCAGGGACGAGATGCGCGCCGCATTGCCGGCTGCCGCGGGGCAGGCGGCCTCGATCGCCGCCGGCGGGGGCGTCGACCCCAAGGACGTCGCCAACATGTGGCGCTTCTTCGTTGGCAACACCGGCATGGGCGGGGGCGAGGCCGGCGCGCGTTCTTTCCTCGGGGCTGGCGACGCGCTCGATCCCGGAAAGGCATACGCCGCCGAAGATTTGCAGCCTCTTCGGGATCAGGTCCAGGGTAACGAGATTTCCAAGATCTTCGCCCGGCCGGTTGACACGGCGGCGGGTGCCGTCACCACGTTCGCGCCGGACGACCCGCGCGGCGGGCCGGTCTACGGCAGAGACACCGAGTCGACGGCGAAGGCCGCTTTGGTCAACAAGGCGGCGGCCGGCGAAGATGTCAGCCCGATCGTGCGGGCGATGATTGGCGCCAACAGCGGTACGCCGCGCAACTACCTGTCGGCCGACGGCACGCGCGGCATCACCTTGGACGGCATCACCGATTCGCAGAGCGGACAGCCGATTGCCGGCGGCTCGACGGTGTTCACCGGGCAGGTGCAGACCGGTACGCCGGGCGACCTGACCAAGTCGACCGTCACGGCGCTGCAAAAGGATGCGATCGGCATCCAGCGATTCAGCACCCTGCTCGATCAGACGCGCGCCCTGGCGCAAAAAGACCCGAACAACTTTGGCCTGCCGGGCTTCGTCAAGGGTAAGATGCAAGACATGCAGGCGTTGACGGAGGGTATGGCCACGGGGCTCGGGTATACCGGAGCCAACGAGGCAGCCGCCGAGCTGCGCGCCAAGATTACCAGCGATCCAAACCTCGATCCCGCGCTGTTCAGCGGTATCTTCGATCCCAGCCTGCCGGCGCTGGAAACGGCTTCCGACCTGCTGGTGTACTCGGCCGCCGAGGCGCTGGCCGGACAGTCGGGCCGGGGCATCTCCGACCGCGATGTCAAGATCTTCAAAGACATCGTCGGCAATCCGCGCGACTTCCTGACATCACAGCAGCGCTACCTCGCCAAGTTGGACATCATCGAGCAGATCGTCAGCGGCCGGAAGAAGGTCATCGACAACGCGCTGGGCAAGGGAAAAGGTACGCCGCCCATCTCCACAGGCAACACGTCCGACGATGACCCGCTGGGGCTCCGCTGATGGCGACGCTTGCTGAAATCCGGCAGAAGTATCCGCAGTACAGCGACCTGCCCGATGCGGATCTTGCTGACCGGCTGTACCGGAAATTCTACGCCGACATGCCGCGCGAGGAATTCGACGCCAAGGTCGGCTTGCAGACGCAGCCGGCCGCCGAACCGGAACCCAAGTCTCCGCTGGCCGATTCGTTTGCCGCGTTGGCCGCCGCAGGCAGGCCCCTTCCAACGAGGGACGCGGGGGACGTTGGCCGAGATTTGAAGATCGCTGTGCAAGGCGCAGGCCGGGGCATGGCCGATCTCGTCGGAATGCCGGCCGATTTATCAACAGGCGCGGCCAACCTTGCGCTGGGGACGGCGGACAAAGGGGGCCAAGGCGCGCAGTGGCTCCTGGAGGCCCTGCTGCCGGGTTGGGCAGAGAAGTACGTCCCGGATATGGGGGTCGACTACCGGTTCCAGCCGAGTCCGCTAGGCGCCGACTCCATCGCCGCCGGCGCCGATCTGCTGGCCAGCAAGGCGGGTGTCGAGACGGTTGAGCCCGAGCAGATGAGTCTTTTTGAAAAAACCAAGTACAACGTCAACCGCTTCGGTTCGCAGGCCGTGGTCGGTGGCGGGGGATTGGCCAAGGCCGCGATGAAAGAAGCGCCCGAGATGGCCGCCCGCGCGCCAAAACTCTTGGACGCATTTTTGATGCCCTACATCGAAAACGTGGGCAAGGCGCTCAAGGTCGACGCCGCGGCCGGTGCGGGTGCGGGCGTCGGCCTAACCGCCGAGCAGGCCGTCGTACCGGAGGACTCCTCCTTGCGGCCGATCGCCGATTTCATGGCGATGATGTTAGGCGGTGGTGGCGCGGCGACGGCGGCCTCGGCCGGCCGCTCGGCGGCGCAAACCGCTGGAAAAGTGCGGGGGTATGCTAACGACCGCGGAATCGACTATGTAAAAAATGAAAAAGGCCAGATGAAAGGCACGCCAAAAAGGATCGCGGATAGGGCCGCACGCTTTTTCCAGAATCAGGCGTCGGATGCGGACGCCGCTGTTGGCCGAATTGATCAGCGCGCGTCTGATGCGCGTTTTTATGGCGAGCCTCTGCCCACGGTGGGGCTCGCGTCCGACGACATCGGGCTTGTGGCCGCTGAAAAAGGGCTGCGGGTCAAGTACTCGAAGGATTTTGAGGAACGGGACCAGGCGCTGCGGACCTGGGCAAGTGAGAAAGTGGAGGGGCTGAACGACATCAGCGCGGACCCGACTAAGGCAACGGCTGAAGTTGGTAGGCAGACGGCGGTGAAACGCGACGCCGCCCAGGCAGAAGTGGATAATGCCGCGCAGAATACCGAGATGGTGGAAAAGTCGCGCGTGGCCGAGGGAGACAAGCTCGCGGCTAATCGCGATCCCACCGGGCAGGCGAGCGCGGACTTGTCCGAGGCGGTCGGCAAGACCAAGGAGGCCGATACCGCGAAGAAGGCCGGGCTGTACCGTGAGGCTGAGACCCTGGCCAAAGACGTCAAGGTCGATCCCTCGCCGCTGGCCGACGACGCCGTGGCGATCAAGGATGAAATCAGCAAGTTGGCCGGCCATTCGCCGGAACTGAACAACGTGCTCGACGACCTGGCCCGGCTGGCACCGAAGGATGAGACCGTCGATACCGGGCTGCTGGATGCCACCGGAGCGCCGATCACCAAGGCCGCGCCGGTCGAGGATATCACAGCCGCCGACTTGATCGCCATGCGTCCCCGGCTGTCGCGTGCCCGTGACGCCGCCCGCAAACTGGTGCGAGGTGACGTGGTCGAGCGGCTGGATCGGGTCAACGCCGGGCTGGTCAGCCAGTTGAACAAACTGGCCGACGGCGGCAACGCCGCAGCGCTCAAGTGGCAGGAAGCCGAAGCCAATTTCAAGAGCGACTTCGCGCCGAAGTACCGTGAGGGCGTGGGCGGCCAATTGGACAAGGCCGAGCGCGCCAAGACGCCGGTGCCGCCGTCGGCGATGGCTGGGCACCTCTTGAAGGCCGGCCCGGGGGGCAAGGAAGCCGCCGAGAACCTGCGCACCATTTTAAAGGGATCCCCTGTCGAAGCGGACGGGCTGGCTGCCGGCCGGAGGGTGCTTTTGGATTGGGCGGCCGGCGTCGTCGGCGTAGACGGCAAAGTCAGCCCACACCGCTTTAAGATCTGGCGCGACAAGTACGCGGGGGCCATCGGGCAGATCCCCGGCCTCAAGGACGAAATTGACCAGGCGGTGCGCGCAGCGCGTGGCGGCGCGGACCTGGAAAACAAATTCCTGGGCGAACTCAAGGCCGCGCAGAAAGCACAGAAGATGACCGAGGAACAGATCCAGAAATCGGCCGCGGGCATTCTCTTGGATGAAGACCCGATCAAGGCGGCGACGCGGGTGCTTAACCTGGGGCCATACGAAGCGCCGAAGAAAATGGCGGAGATCGTTCGGCTGTTCAAAGACTCGCCGGAAGCGGCAAAAGGGTGGAAACAGGCCGTCGTAGAGCACATGCTGTTCAAGGTGCGGACCACCCGGCAGGGCGTCTCGGGTGACGCATCGGATCTGATGAAGTTCTTCGAACAGAACGAAAAAACACTGGCGGAGGTGTTCACCGGGGCGGGTGAGATGCACGCCCTGCACCGGGCGCAGAAAATGCTGGAGCCGTTGCGCAATCTTCGCCGTCAAGCGATTACGGGCTCGGCCACTTCTGAAAACGACATGCTGTGGAACAGCGTCGAGGCCGGGCTGCTGGCGGTCACTGGCAATGCCATCACGGCAGGCATGATCATGAAGCGTGTCCGCGTCGCGTTGAAGTTCCTGCCGGATGAAGACGCGCAACTTCGGGAGTTCGTGAAGCGCGCGATGCTGGATCCCGACTTGGCAAAAATGCTGCTGACCCGAAAAGTCGCGGATATCAACAATCCCGCATGGAATAAGAAGCTGACCCGCATTCTGGCGGCCGGTCAGGCGTCACGCGCCGACGCGGCGGAGAACGAAGAACAGCCTTGACACTCTTGTCGGCTTTGTGAGAAGTTGTAGGAAGTTTCCTACAAATCGGAGGCCGGCGTTGTCAACACCCCCCCTTTCGGAAGTCCTGGCCAAACAGGCGATTGACACTGTAAATGGAGCGCTGGCGGCTGGATTTCGTGCGTCCGGCAACGGGCGATCGCCAACCGCACCGGCGGAAGCGGCGCGCCGGCTTGGGCTTGATAGGGGTACGTTTCGCCACCGGCTGCTGAGCGCCGAGCGCGTGCATGGTTTGGTACCCGACTGGCCGGATGCACAGATAAAGGAATCGGCGCTGTCCGGTTCCATCATGCCGGTGCAGTACGCGCCAGCGCCGCAGCCGATCCGGCCGACGGGAAAGCGTTACATCCTGACGAGCGCGCAGAACAACACGAAGGTCCATGATGCGGTGTGGGCCAACCTGCATGCGCTGGCCAAGCACTACGGCGCGCGGATCATGGTCAGCCGCTTCACCTACAACAAGGCGGCCTACGGCGCCAAGGCGGTAAAGCCGGGCACCAGCCAAGCGGCGGATTTCGACGACGCCTGGTATGACGAGCGCATCCTACCTTATGTCTGCGACGTGCGCCTCGAGATGGCCCCCGGCCTTGTCTTCTGTGGTGAAATGAACATCCTGCCGACCGCCGTGCGTCCGCTGTCGGGTTTGGAGAGCTACACCGGCCGACAATCCGGCATCTTCCCTCACCCGAAGTTCTCTATGGAGAGCGTCGCCAGCGGCAAGAACGAGGCGACCAAGTTCAACTGGACAACCGGCACGGTGACGCTGCGCAACTACCTCGGCAAGAAGGCCGGGCTCAAGGCGGAATTCCATCACGCCTACGGCGCGCTGCTGGTCGAGATCGACGACGCCGGCGAATGGTTCGTCCGCCAGCTCAACGCACGCGACTCCGACGGCACCATCCACGACCTGGATGTGAAGGCCGAGGCGGGGGTGGTGACAACCGGCCACGCCGTCGAGGCGATCACCTGGGGCGACGTCCACCGCGAGCAGATCGACCCTGAAGTGGAGCGGACCTCCTGGGGCGAAGGGGGCATGCTCGACACCCTACGGCCGCGTTTCCAGTTCATCCACGACCTGATCGACTTCCGGGCGCGCAACCATCATGAGCGCGACGATCCGCACCGTCGTTTCCAGCGCTTCATCGAGGGCACCGACGACGTCGAAGCGGAGTTCTCGCGGGCGGCGCGTTGGCTTTCCGAGACGGCGTATCGCGACTGGTGTTCAACGGTGGTGGTCGACTCCAACCACGACAACGCGGCGGAGCGCTGGCTGCGGGAGGCGGACTACCGCGGAGACCCGACGAACGCGCTCTTTTTCCTCGACGCCCAGCGGGCCAAGTACCGGGCGATCGCGGTTGGCGCCGTGAAGACGTTTCATCTGGTCGAATGGGCGCTGCGTGAGCGTGGCTGCCCGCCGGAGACCCGCTTCCTGCGCGAAGACGAGAATATGGTGATCTGCCCCGATGCGCACGGCGGCATCGAGTGCGGCATGCACGGCCATCTCGGCATCAACGGCCGCCGCGGCGCACCGGCGCAGTTCGTCAAGATGGGCCGCAAAGCCAACACGGCGCACACCCATTCGGCGGGCATCATGGACGGCGTCTACACCGCCGGCAGTTCAGCCAACCTGGACATGCAATACAACGTCGGCCCGTCGTCGTGGTCGCACAGTCATATCGTCACCTACGTCACGGGAAAGCGCGCGATCGTGACGATGTGGCGCGGCAAATGGCGCGCTTGAGCGAGGCAGCATGCAACAGCTTTTGAAATATGGGATCGTCGCCCTGGTCGGCATTGCCCTGGGGCTCATGATACTGGTGGGCGCGGTCAGCCAAGCGAGCCAAACGCCGAGCGCGGTATCCAACACCTGCCCCTCGATCACAATGGCGCAGGCACGCGAGCAGGCCGCCTTCGCCGGGATGCAGGTGATCGAATTGGATCCCGGCCAGATCACGCGCTTCATGAGCCACTGGAATGCCGCCGAACCGCCGACGAGCCAGAAGGCCGACGCGATCTTCGTGGGTGTACACCCGTTGAACCCGGACGTGGTCGCGGTGCTGATCTTCTGGCGGGACTGCGCGGTCGGCACCGCCACCGGATCGAAAGCGGAGATCATGAACCTGACTGCGCTACCGGGACAAGGTGTGTGATGCGCCTGATCGACGACTGGCGAGACGCCTACAAATTCTGGTCGGTGCGGGTCGGAGCCATCGGCGCGGTACTCATGGGCACCGTAGCCGCGTGGCCTGATGGAGCCATCATCCTTTGGAACTACATGCCGATCCAGGTGCAGACGCTTCTACCTGAGCGGCTGCTGCCGATCGCCGGCGTCGCGCTCTACGTGCTGGTGATCCTGTCGCGTGTCGTCAAGCAGGCCAAGCTGGAGAAAAACAATGGCCAGCGCAAAGCGTAAGGTCGGCCTTGCGGCCGTCGTCGGTGGTGTCGCGGCGGCCATTCTCTACGTCGTGGTGCCGGATTTCGAAGGCACGGTCAACGTCGGATACACCGACATGGTCGGCATTCCGACCAAGTGCAGCGGGGACACGACGGACGTGGTCATCGGACGTCGCTACACCGACGCCGAATGTAGGGCCAGCCTGGAGACGCAACTAATCGCCCACGCGGCTCCGGTGCTCGATTGTGTGCCCCAACTGGCGGGCCACCCCTACCAAATCGCCGCCTCGGTCAGCCTCGCCTACAACATCGGCGTCGAGGCGTTCTGCAGGTCGACCGCCGCCGCTCGGTTCAGGGCCGGGGACTGGCGCGGTGCCTGCCGCGCCATCGAAATGTGGAACACGGCCGGGGGCCGCGTGGTCCCCGGCTTGGTCCGCCGCCGGGCCGAGGAACGGGCTCTTTGCGAAACGGAGATGCCGAAATGATGGCGCTGTTCAAACTCGCCGTCGGAGGCTGGAAGACGTGGGCCATCGCGGCGGCCGTCGTCGTTGCCGTGGCGATCGGCGCCTACGTCAAAGGCCGTGTGGACGGCGCCTCGATCTGTGACGGCCGGCTGGCCACCGCCGCCGCCGAGTACGCCGAGGCCCGCGACAAGGCCGTTGCCGCGGCCGAGGCCCGACGCGTCGCCGTGGCCCGGCACTTCGTCGAAATCGACGCCCGATACACCAAGGAGCAATCCGATGCCAAACTGGCGCTTGACGCTCTTCGCCGCGATGTTGCCGCTGGCCGTCGCCAGTTGCGGGTCGCGGCTCAATGTCCAGCCGCCCCCGGTGTGCCCGCCGCTGCCGGAAGTACCGGCCTGGGTGCTACAGCCTCCGCCCGATTGGAGGGGCCCGCTGAACAGGATTATTACACCCTCGTCGACCGTCTCACCCTGATGGAAGCGCAGTTGCGCGTCGCCCAGGAGGCGCTACTGAAAGAGCGCTCGCCGTGAGATACGCTGTTGCCCTCGACACCAGCCGGCCCGACAAGCCGCACGGCCTATTCGACAAAAAGGCGGGTATCTTCGTAGGGCATTTTCACAACATCGACCACGCCAGATTGACGGCGGAACTGTACGAGTATCTTGAACCGCTGGAGGCCCTGAAATGCCCCGCAAAAAGAGGGATCTCCCCTGGTGCGAATCCATCGGGGGCGTCTATTACATCCACTGGTACGACGCCGCCAAGCGGCGAACACAGCGCCTCTCTCTGCGTACGTCGGATGCTCGCGAAGCGCAGAATCGCTTTGCCGAATTCCTGACGCAAGGAGAGGACATCTACCGGCCGGCCGACGAAGCGGCGCTAACCTGCGACGCGGCGCTCGACTACTATCTCAAGGAGCATGTGCGAGGCGGCCAAGTCGTCGATGTCGTGCGTACCGAGAACAGGGTCAAGAACCTGCGGCGGCATTTCGGCCCGCTGCCGGTGGCCGGTGTCGACATCCCCGACTGCCGCGCCTACGCCGAGAAGCGCCGCACCGGTCTCTGCGGGCGCCCCGGCAACGACGGCACCATCAGAGGCGAGCTGGCCACCCTGCACGCGGCCATGGCACACTGCCTGAAATGGAAGCACTTCGCGGGGCCTGTGCCCTTTATCGAGAAGACGCCGGCGTCGGCGCCTCGAGAGCGCTGGCTGACGCATGATGAGCTGGCCCTCCTGCTGGCCACCTGCGTCGACGACACCCGCGTATGGGGATTCGTCCAGTTGGCCTACTTCACGGCGTCCCGTCGAGCCGCTTTGGAGGGGCTGACGTGGTTCCAGTGGAACGATGCCACGGATCGGATAAATCTGGCCCCGCCAGAGCGCCGCCAGACGCGGAAGAGGCGTCCGGTGGTGCCAGTGGACCCGGAATTGAAACGCGCGCGTACGAGGCTGTGGCAGTCTTTTGGAGGCACCGGGTACGTGCTCGGTTCGCAGCGGCCGATTTACGCCGAATTCGTGGCTGTTTGCCAGCGGGCGGGATTGAAAAACGTGACGCCACACACGCTGCGGCACACAAGAGCAACCCATTTGCTACAGGCCGGAAAGTCTATTTGGACGGTCGCGCAGTTGCTTGGCGACGGTGTCGCCACCGTCGAGAAGAACTATGGCCATCACTGCGTCGACCACCTGGCCGACGCGATCGGGAACAAAGAAAGCAATGGGGTGTAACGCGCAAAATGCGGCCCCGATTCGTCGGGAAAATCCGACAAAAGCATAAAGCCAAGCCTAGCAACTCCGCGCTTTCGACAATAACCGACATTTCCCAACGGGGAACGTGTGGGACTAGAGAAAAGAAGAGACCGGTGGCGATGCCCCGGTCCCTAATTTTTTGTTCTGCTTTGCTTTTTCGCCGTTGTCGCGTTCTGTCGGGCGAAAGAACAAAAGGAGATTTGCGCGTTATGCTGCGCGTTACGTCATTTCTGGTGGGTGCCCTCGACGCCACGGACCATCCGGGCGCGGGTCCGGGACAGCAGCCAGTGCTGCGCTTCCTCCAACTTGGTCAGCGCCAGCGCGTTCTCGCGGCAGGCATAGGGGCCAGCCCGGAATGAACGCAGTCGGTCGATGCAGATCGCGATCAACACCTCCTGCGTCACCCCGTTGACGCCGGCCTCGGCAATTGGCCCGTTCTGGAAGTAGATGTCCAGCCCGTTCTCCGAGCCGTCGACGTCCACCGCGTAGTGGTGGTTGGCCCCGCCCACCCCGGGCTCATCCATCACCGTGATTTCGATCCGGTCATTCGCCAGGTTTACCTTGTGGTCCTCGATTTTTCGCATTACGCACTCCTTCACCTAAAACGCCTACGGGGCGTCGCCGTCGCTATTTCCGGTACCTCTTACACCTAAAGCCCTCGGCCGTGACCGGACAGCCCGCCGCCCACTTCGGCAGCTCCGACATCACCGCGATAAAGTCGTCGACGTCGCCGGTGCCCTCCGGCACCTGAACGATGATCTCGTCGTGAACGTGCAGCACGACCGGGTACTTGGTCGACTCGACCGGCCACAAAGTATCGCCCCCTGGCGAGTCGCCCTCGGGATCGATCCTGGCGATCGCTTCGGCCAGCAGATCGCGCGCCACCGCCTGGGTGATGTTCTCGACCAGCTTTCCGCCGTAGGTGTCGGTCCAATCCCAGCGGTTGGACGGCGAGTTGACCGTCTTGTAAATCAGCCCGTCACCCTTCTCGCGCACCTTCCAGCCGGCGTGCAGCCGCGCCTCGGTCTCGCACTCCGGGAAGACGCCAAACTGCGCGCCCTTGACCGCCTTGCAGTACGGCCCGAGCCGGGGGTACGGATAGCAGAGCGCGCGGCCGGACGGCAACTGGCACCACAGGAATGAGCCGGCGGTGCGGAACTTGACCTTGCGCGCCTCGACCACCCGGCCCGGCAGCCGCAC